CTGTAGGCGGAACAGGGGACGAAGCTGCCCTCGCCCCCTTCTTAAGATCCTCATCTTTAATTGAGAAACCAAATAGTTGTGCCATTCCAAATATGAATTAACCGTTGCTACTATTTAGCAGATCAAAGAACGACTCTTCTGCTGGCTCCAGTGAGTTCACCTACATCAGTGGTTTCACCTGCATCAAGATATTGATATTGGAATTCAACATCAAACTCTTCGATAGCATCATTGCTATCATATGCAAGGTTAATTGCACCAACATTGCTTGGCCAAGCGCCAATCAATTTGTAGGATCTTAAACTCTTATTAGGATCCTCTCCACCACCTGCTTGTGCAACATCTTTGGATTTCTGAGTAATCAGAATATCTTGGAAGAATGCACCTGATGGATTATCTCCACCAAAGTTCATGGTTCCGAGGTTTTCATCAGTTTTATTACCAAAGTTAATCCACTGCTCAAATGCAGCTCTGAGATCAAAGTCCTCAGTATTATAGAAGGTTGCGGTCCAAGATTCAAAGGTTCTATCTCCAGGAATCTTAAGGAAACGTCCTCTAAAAGGAACTTCAATTACACCCTGTGAGTGTGCAGGAATTGCAGCAGATCTGCAAAGTGCTTTGACCATTCTATTTAAATCACCATTGCTCTTTTTATTGACCTGACCTAAAACGAAAGCATCGCCCCCAGGAAAAGTAATTGAGACCTCGTACAGATTAGGGCGGACGCCGCCCTTTAATCTGGTTTTAAAGTCGATGATGTTTGCCATTGGTTTAGTATCTCCCTATGTTTTTATTTATCAATACGTATCAGTTAGCGACTGCTTCTGAGAAAGAAATACCCGTTCTCGTTGCAGTAAATGTCAGGGTAATAAAGTTGATAGAACGTGCAGGTTGTACGTAGATATCAGCAACAAATTCATTGTTATCAACAACAACACTGGTGTTGTTTGTTTCGTCACAAACAACTAAGAAATCAGTGACACCTCTTCTTGCTTGAACATCGCGGAGGAATGGAACAACAATTGACTTGAATACTTCTCTTGTTGTTTCGTCATTAATTTCAAAGAGTTGTGCTTTTGCTGCTTCTTCAATTGCTGCTTCAATGACCAGGAAGAGGCGACGAACGTTGATTCTGTCGAATGCAGATGGGTTTGAAAGTGCGGTCTTGTCTCCGAAGAGAACTGCACCTTGTCCAGGGAAGATTGCGATAGGGTTGATTCTATTTGCATAGAGTTCATCTCTATCTGCCTTACTTGGATTCCATGCAAGTTTTGCAGCATTACGGATTCCACCTCTTGAGAATCCAGCAGGTGAGAACCATGGTTCGTTTCTGATTGCAGTGTCTGCTACCAGACCTGCAACGTCAGTGTTGCAAGGGATATAACGATATACATCGTTCCAACGATCATAAACATACTTGTAGTTACAATCAAGAACCAGATAAGAATTACTTCCAACTGGAGCAAAGAAATCCTTCAGATTTCTAACAATTGCAGCGTTGGTCAATGGAAGACCGCTATCACTAATGATATTTCCTTTATGTGGTGAACCAAAAGCAATACAATCCTTTCTATCTGCAGCAATAGAAGCAATGTGATTTAACTTTGCTCTAGTGTCTGATTCAGTAGGAAGACCAGGACCCATAACCAGGTACTCAACATTGACAGTTTCTTCATCTCTGAAGTAGTCATATGCGTTAGTGAGATCAGTAATGACAATGTTCCACTCTCCAGAAGAAAGAGTAGGATAATCTGCACCAGCGGTAAGACCCCAGCTCAGGGCACCCTTTGGTTCAAAGTTAGCGTCTCTGCCTTGATACTCATATGCAGTATCTCCAGCATAGACATATTCACTAGAAGATGAAACAATATTTTTGAAGTAATTTGTTCCACCTTGCGATCCTCTAGCATTCCATGCTTTAGATCTATATGTGAAGGTTTCTAACACATTATGCTTTTGTCCAGTGAAAGCACCAGTTTCATCAACAATAACAACGTGAACTGCATCTCTTACAGATGCGCTGCCAAACTCAAGTGCATCATCTGTAGTAAGAGGACGTGCAGTGATTGAGTTCCAAGTTACTGGGCATCCAGCGTACAGAGGTGCAGTTCTATACCATTCTGAACCATCATCAACACTAGAAACTGTATTGCCTGCAGTTGCACCAATGGTTACTACATCACCTTGTACAAATAATGCATTTGCTGCAGGATCTGCAACGTAAGCATTAGTAGCATTGTCTACATGAACTAAGTGAACTGTAGTAGTAGTGGTTCCTGCTTCTGTTACTGAAGTTACATCAATAACTTTACCCTTCTTAGAACCAATGGTTACAAATTCTCCAACAGTGATGTTTTCAGCATTAGAAGGTGAAGTTGTAGACAGAGTTAAGGATTGTCTTGGACCATTGTCAACAATGGCAACTCTCAAACCATTTGCCCATGCTCCAGCAGTTCTACCAGCAAACAACCAACCATTGGTATTTCCAGTATGCTGTGCCTCATAGACATCACCGTTGTTAATCTTAACTGGATCTGCAGTGATAGTTGCAGTTGCAGTTGCAGTTACACCAGGTTCTGGAATAACAACAGACAGACCAGCAAAGTTAGTAAAGTCACCAAAGTTTGCATTGCTAGCAACAGCAACACCAGTTACGCTGCCTGCTTGGTTTACCTGAAGAGTTCCAGTAAATGGAGTGTTGGAAGCACCGCCAGTAACATTAACATTATATGTTTGGGTTGAGTCATAGTTTGAACCAGGACTTGTAATTGTAACAACTACGCCAGTTGGATCTTCAATAACAATTGTAGGAGCTGAAGTATATCCAGAACCACCACTAAGAGTAATGTCAGTAATCTGACCATTAACCACAGTAATGTTACTAGTTACTCCCGTAGGATCTCCACCACCACCAGAAATAGTAATATTTGGTGTTCCAGAATATCCAGAACCACCATTGGTGATTGTCAGTGAACCAGTTAATGCACCAGCAGAAATGTTAGTTCCATCTGCTTCTGCAGTTGCCGTGGTTCCTTGTGCTGCAGTACCTGCTGCTTGTGTACCAACTGCAGCAACAGTTACGTTAGGTGCTGAACTGTATCCAGAACCAGTATCAGTAACAACAATCTCAGTTACTCTTCCCTCTGAGTTGATGTTTGCAACTGCTGCAGCGCCTGAACCACCACCACCTGAGAAAGTTACTGCAGGTGCAGATACATACTTTCCGTTTAATGCTGGATTGCTAACAGTAACTGCAGATACTGAACTTCCTACTCTTGCAACTGCGTTCTTAAGATTGGTAGAATCAGTTCTTACAACTGAAAGTGTTCCACCGTATGCAAGATAGTTGGTAGCAGATAACCAGTACTCAGCATTATTTGCTGATGGTTCTCCGTAAAATCTAATAAGATCTGCTTCGGAAGTAACAGTTTGAGGTTCTCCAATTTCACCCTTAGTAAAGGGAGCAGCAAAACCTGCGATATTGTTATTAGCAATATCTGCTCTTCCATTAGTAAGGTCTAATTCCCTTACAACAACTCCAGGGGAGCGTAAAATTGCCATTGTTG